GTTAAATTTTGGAGATTTAAACACAACTATAAGAATGATGGTATCTTGGATAAAATCATTCCGATTTGGAGAAACAAAGGTGATATCACTGACCCTGAAAAAGGACGTGACCTTGTTATCGAATTGACTAAATCTAAAACACCTGCGGGTAAAGAGTACACAAGTATCTCTACAATCATGTACGATGACCCAGCTCCTGTTCATGAAGACAAAGCTCAAGCTGACGCTTGGATTAGTGATGAGTTAACTTGGATGGACGTATACTCCAAAAAACCTGTTGATTACCTTGAGGCAATTGCTCGTGGAGAAACTCCGAAGTGGGATTCTGAAAAAGGTGGATACGTTTACGCAAACGACATCGAATCAACAACATCTATTGGTGGTGGTAAATCTACACCGTCTGTTGACCCACAGGCTAACGACGAGATTGACACAGAATTACCATTCTAATTAAAGAACGCATGGGCACTTGTATAAACATTGTGTCCATGCGTTTTTATTTTTAACAAACAAAATTATGGCAATAAAGAAAAACGATTTTAGTGCAGTAAAGAAAAAGTTCTCTACTTCCGCTAAGTACAAACCGCAAAGATTTTTTGATTTAGGTCCTGACTTCTTGGATGCGGTTGGATTACCAGGTCCTGCGATTGGACACTTAAACATGTTCTTGGGTCACTCCGATACAGGTAAAACAACTGCTTTGGTTAAAACTGCGGTTGACGCTCAGAAAAAAGGTATTCTACCTGTCTTTATCATTACGGAACAAAAATGGTCTTTTGAACACGCAAAACTTATGGGGTTTGAATGTGAGGAAGTAGTTGATGAAGAAACAGGTGAAATTGATTGGGATGGTTTTTACATCTTCAACAATGACTTTGATTACATCGAACAAATCACAGACTACATCAATAGTTTGTTAGATGCACAAGATAAAGGTGAATTGGATTACAGTTTATTGTTCTTGTGGGATTCAGTTGGTTCAGTTCCTTGTAAGATGACTTTTGATGGTAAGGGCGGTAAACAACACAACGCATCGGTATTGGCTGACAAGATTGGTATGGGTATCAATCAACGTATTTCAGGTTCACGTAAATCTGATTCAAAATACGAAAACACATTGGTTATTGTAAACCAACCTTGGGTTGAATTACCTGACAATCCATTTGGTCAACCAAAAATTAAGGCAAAAGGTGGTGAAGCTATTTGGTTGAACTCATCTTTGGTATTCTTATTTGGTAACCAAAAAGGTGCGGGGACTAACAAGATTACCGCAACAAAAGACAAAAGAAGCGTTAAATTTGCTATCCGAACAAAAGTATCTGTAATGAAAAACCACATCAATGGATTGGGATATGAAGATGGTAAGATTATCGTAACACCACACGGGTTCTTGGCAGGTAAAGAAGCATCTGAAGAGAAAGCGTCAATTGAATCATACAAGAAAGAGTATGCTGACTATTGGAAAGAAATTATCGGAGTCGATGGTGACTTTGATTTAAAAGAAGAAAAAGAGGATTAATATATTGTTTCACCCTTTAAATCACAGATGTGATTAAGACATTATTAGTAGACGGTAATAATTTATTTAAGATAGGATTCCACGGAGCCAAAGATGTTTTCAACAACGGAGACCACGTGGGCGGAGTATACCACTTTGTGAATATACTCCGTAAATTCCTTGAAGAACACAATCATGATAAAGTTGTTGTGTTTTGGGATGGTGAATCAAATTCATCTATCAGAAAGTCTATATACCCCCAATACAAAGAGAACAGACGAGAGAGTATGAATGAGTATAAATACGAATCGTATTTGTACCAAAGGTCTCGTGTCAAACAATACCTTGAAGAAATTTTTGTAAGACAAATTGAGGTTGAAGATAACGAAGCCGATGACCTTATCGCATACTATTGTAAGATATCCAAAGACGAACAGATTATCATTTTTTCAGCAGATAAAGACCTCACACAACTTATCTCTGAGAATGTGACCATCTACTCCCCAATCACAAAACAGTACTTTAAAAACGGAGATATGATATCCATCAATAAGGTGGACATACCTCACTATAATGTATTGGTTACAAAAGTGTTTACAGGAGATAAATCGGATAACATTGATGGTATTCAGGGACTTGGTGAAAAAACTTTAGTTAAGTTATTCCCTCAATTGCAGGAGAAACCATGCACTATCGAAGAAATCTTGGATTATGCACGAAATATCCCGCAAGACAAACCTTCAAAAACATTGACAAATCTTTTGACAGGTAAAACAAAATCAACTATATTTGGAGAAGAGTTTTATAGAACAAACAAAAAGATAGTCGACCTTACAAACCCTTTAATTACTGAGAATGGAAAAGAATTAGTTGAACAAATTTTGAACGATACGATAGACCCAACGGACAGGGGTTATAAGAATCTGATGAGGATGATGATGGAGGACGGTCTATTTAAGTATCTACCCAAAGACAATGAGGCTTGGGTCAATTTCCTCAAACCCTTTATGAAATTAACAAGAAAAGAAAAAAGAAATACAAACAAAAATTAAATTATGAAAGAGCAAGACAGCACCAAAATGGAATTCTTACTTACGTTGAACGACAACATTGTTGTCCAAAGATTCTTTAATGTTCGAGGGTATAACCCGAAAGCAAAAAATTCTTTGGAGTTATACGATTTTGTTAAACGACTTAAAGAAGAACTTGAGTACAATCTTAAAATGAAGACAGTTGTTTACATGATGGACAACCGAGATGCTATTTTAGCAGACCCCGCAATTATGGACACATCGTTCACCGATGACAAGGAAGAGTTCAACATTTTTGTAAAAATTGGAGAGCAGACAATTTGTCATAGAAATTTTGATGGAAAATTGTTCCCGCCAAAAGTTCGTTATACGGTTGATGTACGACCATTTTTAAAAGACGTTCTCCGAGAATTAACTGACATTTTTTCAGGTCAAAAATTATCTTTTGATTATTTGAACTTTGACCTAAACAAGTGAATATTTAATAAAACAGACGAACGAAAAAATACAATATGAACAAGAATTTTGATTACTTAGGAAACACATTTCAAATACAGCTTTTAAACCAAATTGTCGTCGATAAAGAATTTTCGGCGTCGATTATGGACGTAATCGAGAGTTCATATTTTGACAACAAATACTTCAAGATTATCTTGCAAATGATTAAGGAGTATCACGTAAAGTACCAATCAACGCCAAATTTTGACACACTCGAACAGATTGTTAAATCTGAGATTTCACAAGAGTTAGTTGCAAAAATTGTCCTTGACACTATCAAACAAGTAAAAGACGCACCATTTGAAGGGACTCAGTTCGTTCAAGAGAAAGCGTTGAAGTTCTGTAAACAACAAGAACTTCAGAAGGCGATGGACAAAGCCCAAAAAATCATTACGGAAGGTGACTTTGAATCTTATGATAAGGTTGAAGGTTTGGTCCGTGAAGCTCTTCAGGTTGGGGAAAGAGATACAGGTACAACTGATATCTTCTCTAATCTTGACACAGTTCTTGATGAAGACTTCCGTCATCCAATTGCAATGGGAATACCAGGAATTGACCGACTACTTAAAGGTGGTTTGGCAAAAGGAGAAATTGGTGTTATCTTAGCACCTACAGGTGTCGGTAAAACTACCATCCTTACAAAGATTGCGAATACTGCGTTTAATCTTGGTTATAACGTCCTTCAAATATTCTTTGAGGATAACCCAAAGATTGTACAACGTAAACACTTCACACTTTGGACTGGTATTGAACCTGACAACTTGGTAAAACACAAAGATGAGGTCATGGCTAAAATCACAGAAATCAAAGAAACGATGAAGAACGAGTTAATCTTGAAAAAACTTCCATCGGATTCTATGTCCATGAATCAAATCAAAAACCAAATCAGAAAAATGATTGCTGATGGTACAAAGATTGACTTGGTTCTTTTAGACTATATTGATTGTGTGGTTCCTGAAAGTTCGAGTAAAGATGAATGGAAAGCTGAGGGTTCAGTGATGAGAGGTTTTGAGGCGATGTGTCACGAACTATCATTAGTGGGATGGACGGCAACACAGGGTAACAGAAGCTCTATATCTTCTGAGGTTGTTACCACCGACCAAATGGGTGGTTCTATTAAGAAAGCACAAGTTGGACACGTTATCATTTCCGTGGCTAAGACTTTACAACAAAAAGAAATGAACTTGGCAACCATCGCCATCACCAAATCACGTATTGGTAAAGATGGGGTTGTATTTGAAAACTGTAAGTTTAACAACGAATTATTGGAAATAGATACTGATTCGTCTGTAACATTCTTAGGTTTTGAAGAACAACAAGAAGAAAGAAAAAGAGATAGAGTTAAGGAATTGCTCGAAAAGAAAAAACAAAGAGAGCAACAACAACAACAATCGTAAAAAAAACACAATTTAAAATTATGGAAAAAATATTAATAGAGAACCCTAATAGGTTTGTTATCTTCCC